TCGAAAGCATACTTTAAGCCCACGCTGTCGATGGTTAGCGTCAGCGTGCCTTTGCCGTTAAGACTGCGTGCCAGCAAGCGGCGTGCGTCATGTTCCACGGTGGCTATAACGTCGCTACGCTTCAGTAAGTCGTCGGAAATGGCAGTAGGGGAAATAATCTCTATTACACGCTTCCACAGATTCCAGTCTGTCACCAGCACACTGCGCTGGTTGAAGACGATGGCGTAGCCCTCAATTCTTCGCGTTCCCTCAACGGCACGCGGCTGGTAGTTTTCGCCCTCAAATGCGCGAATAAGTTTTCTTGTTTTGCTCATTTTTTATGTGTCGCTTTATTATTACTTTAGTTTTCTGTTATTTTGCCCCCTCGGTGTCTATGGCACGCTTCACTGGTTCTTTGTCGCCGTTTATCTTTGCGCTGTCGGCTGGTGCCACGTTACAGCTTACAAACAGCTTGTTTCCACCGGGTAGCGGCGCGCGCCCTTTGCGCAGTCGTACTTCGTTCGGTGTCATGCCGCCAGCCTGCACCATTTTAGTAAAGTAGTCGGCTTCTGCCAGTACGTCGCTTTGGTAGTAGTCTTCCAAATTGAATTTGATTTTGTAATATGGAGAAATGGCGCGGTCTATTAGCTTTATCTTTAGTTCGTTTTCTATCTTTCTAAGTAGTGGTGCCAGCGTGTCAGTCATGTAGACTGTTTGGCTGTTTTCGCTTGCTTTGTAGTTCGTGCTGGTCTGTGCAAATACCTTGTCGGGATGCACACCAAAGAAGCGGCAAATCTCCAGCACGTTAAACTTCTTACTGTCAAGCAGCTGCAAGTCAGTTGGCGACAAAGAAAGCTGGTTAAAGCGCATAGCACCAGATAGCTGGAAAATACGTTTTCCGCTTCGCAGTTCGCTTTCTACGCGCTCACTAACCTTTTCCAGCTGGTCGTCTTGCAGCTGACCAAAGCCCTGCGTTACGGTATTGTCGCCGCTGACAAAGCCGCGCGTGGTGCTTCCGGGCTTAAAGTTGTCTATCTGAAGTTCGTCTGTCTTCGCACCTATCTGAAGCACACGGCCAGCGTATGCTATAGTGCTGCTGCCAGTGTAGCCACCGTCACAGCTGAAGTTACGCAAATGCAGTATTTCGTCAGCCTCGAATGTGCCGTAGACGTGGTTAATGTCGTCTTTCACCGTGTATTTGTTCCAGTGAATATCGTATGTAACTGTGTCAGCAGACAGCAGCAAAATACGTTTTACTACGTCGCGGTCATATTCCGGCATAAGGTACGCATTACCCTTTAGCAGTATCTGAAGCACGGTATTTTTCATAAGGTCGAAAGCAGTAAGTCTTTCGTTTGGTGCTTCGTTCAGCAGATACATAAGCGGGTGATTTTCGTCTACGCTGAAAAGCTGGTAGCTTACGCCGTCCACGTTCACTTCACGCTTACGCAGTACGTTAATACCCAGCCCGGCCACACTGCTGCTTACGATGTCCGCACAGCGGAAAACGGTAGCTATGCGCACGGCTGTAGTCTCACTTACGCCGTCAGTAGCAAATATACTTGATAAGTCGCCGCTGGTGCTGGCGATAATGTTAGCGTCTGCGCCTCGCTGGTTCGCTGGCGTAGACTTCTTTCGTTTGAATCTGTCAAATATGCCCATTTTGCGGAATTCGTTTATATTATGTTATAGTGTCTGTTTCTGCCCCCTCGGTGTCTATCCTTTGCGCACTTGGTTGTCTGCCATACCCAAAGCCATAAGCGCAGTAATTACGCCGTCTATCTTTGTTTTCTCACTGTCGTTTTTCTTGAATGGTTTTGCGTTGCCCATATTGTCAGTAACCAGTACGGCGTTATCAAAGCAAAACTGCATAATCGGGTTAGGCTCAAAGATAAGGTAGCCTTTTTCTATGCCTCTACTCATAGCCAGCACGGGCGCAGTGAAGTGTACGGCTGTCTGTGGATAGTCAAAAAGCTGTTCTTTCGTGGCTCCCCCGGCTATCAGCGTGTTACGGAATTCAGCAGACTTGTAGCGGTCATAGCCAAATTTGTAGATGCGCAGATATTTACTGTTATCCCAAATGTCCTTAACTATTTGCTGGTAGTCTATTATATTGCCGTCGCATAGCTTCAGATAGCCAGCGTCAGCCCAGCGTTTGTATAGTTCCCGGTTCGGGTGTTTGTCAAGCTGGCCAGCCGGAAAATAGAAGTCTGTTTTAATGTAGCCCTTTTTGCGGTCTTTCAGATAAATAAAGTAACTTGCAGCGGAAAAGTCGTTATCTACTGACAAGTCCACGGCTACTTCGCAGTCTGCTGGTTCTGCCAGCTGTGTGATGTCTATCTTCTCGCTATGGTCTCGCACGGTTGCACCCTCTATCCACGGTCGCGCATTTCCACTGACGAAAATATTAAGCATCTTAGTTAAGAATGTCTTCATAGCCTCTGCGTCAGTCTGCGCGCGCTCCCATTCAGCGGCGTAGTAGTCAGGCTGTACCGTTATGCCTAAGTGTGGCTGCACCTTTGCCCATGTAGCCGGATCGTCCGGCGCGTCGTCCACGTCCGGCTCAAAGATGTGGGCAAATACGCGGTCATTCTCCACTTCTCCGCGCAGTATGTCTTTGTAGCGGTTAAGCATAGATACAAACGGCGCGTTTGGCTTATCTGAAGCCGTGGTGATGACAATAGTAAGCGGGTTAAGGCGCGCGCCCATTGAAGTAGTCAGTACGCCGTACAGTTCGCTGCTGTCCGCTTGGCTGTATTCGTCCATTATAACGGTGCTGGCGTTCAAGCCGTCCAGTGTGTCGGCTTTGCTGGCCAAACAGCGAACAAAAGCAGTGCGGCCACTGCTGGCAGTGTCTATCCATTCTACTTTCTCGCGCTTCAGCTTAAAAGACTTTAGCTGTGGGTCTAAGCCCTTTAGCACTTCTTTGATTTCCCTAAAACATATTTGCGCCTGCTCGTAGCTGTTTGCCGCTGTGTAGGCTTGTGCGTTCGCGTCACCTACCAGCAAGTCGTACACTGCAAAACTTGTGACGCTGGTAGTCTTAGCAAACTTTCTCGGCACAAACAGCAGCACGTCACGGATAAGCCGCTTACCGTCTTCAGTGTAAAAGCCCATGATGTTAGCAAACTGAAAGACTTGTACGGGTGTCATTTTGTAGCGCGTCCGGCCATGCGCGCCGTCAAACTTCAGACTTTCGTAAAATGTTATGTAGTTCTGTACTTCGTTAATGCGGAATTCATAGCGCGTTAAGAAGTCAAAGAATCTGCGAAGTGCCAGCAGTTCCCAAATATTATGTCTGTCCGGCGATATAATAAGCCCACGGGCGTACACTTCCAGTCTGTAGTCTATAGCTGTCAAGTTGTACGCCTCTACACTGATGCCTGCCAGTTCTTTACAGACAGTAGCTTTCAGCGCACGGGCTGCTTGTCGCTCGCTGTCTGTCACCCTGCATTATTCAGTTTAAGTATAACTGGCGTTCTGTTGTTTTCGATGGCTTCACGTAGCTGGTTTAACGGGTTGTCTGCCATGTCGCCACCGCCGCCACTGTCTGCGCCGCCAGCCCTTGCTATGGCAGCAGCAAGCCCCAGCTGTTGCAAATAGTTCTGTATGGCTTTGGCGTAGCTTAGATTCATAGCCACTGCCGGGTTCGCCACCGTCTTTATAGTCGTCTTCGTGCTGTTTTCTACCGTCAGCCCGTCTTTGTCGATGGCGGCGCGCGTCTTTTGGTAGAGTTCCAGCAGCGTGGCCAGCATGTATATAGCTGGTTCTTTCTCCGGCTTGTATAGGTCGGCCACTTCCAGCGCGTCACGGATAAGCACCGCGTAAGCGTCTGTTTTCTTCTGCTTCATGTATCTGTCTGAAGCTACCAGTTTATCTTTGTCGTTTGCCATGATGTCAGTCTTCAAATAGTGATAGTATAGCACTGGCGCGGTCTTCATTCCGGCGCGCTGCCAGCTGCTTGTTACGTTCGTAGTTATGGCTATCCAGTTCGTTATGCAAACGGCTATGACAGTCTTTGCAGACACTTTCCAAATTCTGCCAGTCGTAAGCCAGTGCTAACATTTCGTCAAAATCAGCCGCCGTTTCCAAAGGTCTGCGATGGTGTACCGCCGTAGCCTGCCACTTTCCACATTCTTCACAAAGTGGATGCGCGGCTTTATATAGCTTACTGATACGTCGCCACTCTTTGCCGTGAATGATCCTGTTATAGCCGTCGTCTGCTGCCATGTGCTACTTCATGCTTCGTTTCAGAATGTTAGCCGGGTATGTCTTTTCTGCGCCCTCTGCTTCGCAGTCTTCAAACATTTCTGCCACTTCGTCTTCGATGGTAGCGGCTTTCTTCTTTCCATTACGTCCTACTTTCTCGTTAAAGCGTTGGATATTGTGCGCAAAGGTTACGCGTCTAATGCTGTCAAACGCCGTTTCTATGTCCTTTTTCAGCGACTTGTCTATGCTGAAAAGTTCTATAAGTTCGGGTGCCAGCGGCGTGTCTATTACGTCGTTCTTTGGGTCTGCCACGCGCAAAAAAGTATGGATAAGATAGCGCACTAATGCGTAGTCGCTGCTGAAGCCAGTACGCTTTGCTACTGCTTTCAAGCGTTCTGCGTCTGCTTTCAGTAGGCGTGTGCCTACTTTTACAAATTCTATTTCTTTCGTAATCAGTACATTTTGTAGATTTTGGCACAAAGGTACTAATATTTTCGGAAAGTTAGCACAATCGGGCTAACAAAAAGCGTGCCCGCTGGCACGCAAAAGCCTATGTTTAACTAAAAATCCTTTGTTAATTACCGCCTACCCTCACGGGCTGGTAGTGAACTAATTCTAAATTATGAAAAAAAACACGCTGCAAAGATACTAAATTATTTCCAGTCTTTAGCACGTTTGGGCTTGTATTTTTCTTTAAAATCTTTGTCGTACATAATCTGCAAATAACTGCCATTCCATACCAGCCAGTCACCGGGATAGGCTGCGCCCTTGCCATTGATTATGTACTTTAATTCTTTCCATTCATTTTTCCTGCCACTTTTATAAGTTTCTATGTGATGCTGCCAGTCTGCTTTCTCTACACCAGTAACTTTCAGCATTTCTTCCACATTCTCGTTAAGTTGGATAGCGCACACGTCTGTAGCCTCTTTGATGGTGTAGATGTCATAGCGGCTGGTGTCGAATGTCTTCACGGGGTTTTCTTCTATCATAAGTATATACTTTTATTTTGTTTGTATTTTGTTTTAGCACCGCAAAAGTATATACTTATGCAGTAGCACACTTAAACCATGTGGCCGCGCCTATAGTGTTGCCGGGCTGAAAGCGGCCACGGCCACCCAGCTTATTGTTACGGATGCGCGCCCACGTCAAAGACTGCCGCCACTGCTGGCGTAACCAGTTCGTATCTTTCTGAAGCCCCAGCTGCTTTGCTTTGCGCTGTATGCTGCACCGTGATACACCCAGCAGCCCGGCCAGTTCTGCGTTCGTACTGGTAGAGTACCAGCGGCGTAGGTCTTCCAGCATTTCGCCAGTCCATACGCGCACAATAGGGATGCAGCCGCTATGATGCCGGTATAGTCTGCCAGTGGCAGCGTCATAGTATTGTTCTTTCTTCATAGCCATGTCATTTGAATAGTTCTAATTGAATAGCGATAGCACCCCCCCCCCC